ATGCTCACCGTTAAGCAGATAGAGGCCGCCAAGCCTAAAGACAAACCATACCGCATGCTCGACAGCAACGGCCTTTACCTGTACGTTCCGGTGTCTGGCAAAAAGGTGTGGCAATTGCGCTATAAGCTCGACGGCAAAGAGAAGGTGCTGACAGTGGGTAAATACCCTCTCATGTCATTGCAGGAAGCCAGGGATAAAGCGTGGACCGCAAGGAAGGATGTTTCTGTCGGGGTCGATCCGGTTAAAGCCAAAAAGTTGTCTGTGAAGGACAATTCATTTTCAGCTATTTATCATGAATGGTACGACCATAAGCAGCAGGTTTGGTCAGAAGGATATGCGGATGAACTTTCTCGCATGTTCCGTGACGATATTCTGCCGATGATCGGATATCTGGAAATACAGGACATTGAGCCGATGCAGATACTGGAGGTGATACGGAGGTTTGAAGAACGTGGGGCAATGGAGAGGGCAAATAAAGCCAGAAGAAGATGTGGCGAGGTATTCAGGTATGCGATCGTTACAGGAAGGGCCAAATATAATCCGGCTCCTGATCTTGCTGATGCCATGAAGGGATATAGAAAGAAAAACTACCCTTTCCTTCCTGCAGATCAGATACCAGCATTCAATAACGCGCTATCTGGCTTTTCCGGAAGTATTATTTCGAAAATTGCCACACAGGTTTTGCAATATACTGCGCTACGTACAAAAGAACTCCGTTCTATGCAATGGGAAAACGTCGACTTTGAAAACAGGATGATAACCATCGACGAAGAGGTAATGAAGGGGCGCCGCGTCCATGTGGTTCCGATGTCAGATCAGGTAATAAATCTCCTGAATACCCTCAAGCCGATCACAAGCCCTGTTTCCTCTTTTGTGTTCGCCGGGCGGAATGATAAGAAAAAGCCCATCAGCGAGAATGCCGTATTATTAGTTATTCGACAGATTGGCTATGAGGGGCTGGCGAGCGGGCATGGATTCCGCCACCAGTTCAGCACAATAATGAATGAGCATGGCTGGCCAGCTGACGCGATTGAAAAACAACTCGCGCACACCGCCAGCGGGTCAATACGAGGAATTTACAACCATGCTCAGTATCTGGATAAACGCAGAGAGATGATGCAGTGGTGGGCTGATTACATCGATGGTCGTGCAGGCGAGTAAACTCTTACACCTGGATGTGATCAGCGACACCGGCACGCCAGGCAGCTACTTAACAACGGCGCTGGCCTGGCGTGCATCATAGATAGTCAACGTCACGACGCCGATGACAGTGTCATCGCCCAGCGCCTCTCCCCTCGATCTCATTCCTGCAGCCTACAAAAATCCATCACTATCATTGCTAGGATGTAGTGATGGATTATTAACTGTGATGACAATATCTAATTTTTCATAAAACCTTGTTATTTTGTCACGGCCAATTTTTAATCATCCTTGTTGTCGTTATTGTTTTATTAATTAAACTTATTGATGGAAGCAATTGTTTTATAACACTATTCCACTTTGTGATAGGGGCAGTTGTCACATAAACCACATCATTTGGCTTAAGATGAAACTGTGTAGCCATAACCATTGATGCCGCATCAGACATACTGCACCCCAACTAAATATCACATATGCGTAGATAACCCCCCCCCATCGCCAGAAGAGATAATTCAACCAACGGGAAAGACAGAAATACCCGCCAGCAATGACGGGTTTTATGCATTATTGCTCCAGAGCATCAAGCCTATTTAATATTTCCTGCTGCTTCGCGATTGTCGCCCTTGTTATCCAGAACAATAACTCCTCTTTACGGAAGGCGTACTCATCTACAGCTGGTTCGGCCTCTTTGATAATACGACTACCAGCCTCCCTAACAAGCTCAACTCTTTCGTCTTCAGCTTCCTGTCTAAGTGTTACGCCATCATCCTCATAGATGGCAGCCAGAGCAGGAATCGTCCGGTATTCGTCGTCCCATGACTCAACGACAGCAGGAACCTCATCCTGTACGGTGTGACAAAAACAGGAATACATAGTCCAGTCAAGATTATGGTTAGTCATAATATCAATCGCATCCTGAACGGTTGGCCCAGAGTGTAACCTAGCCTCATCCCCTTCAATTTGATATTTGTCCATCCATTGCCACACGCTATCCAACATTCCAATTTCGTAGAATGCGGCGATCTCATCGCCTGAAATCTGACGAATATTAGTCTTCTTGCGTTTATCTGATGTGCCTATGGCGCTGTTAACAGCAAACACTTGAGTCCAGCGATACCCGCCTGAACCGCATGAAATAAGAGCATCTGTTCGCGGGGCAAATCTTGTGTTTGCCGAAGATAACTGAATGCCGTAATTGGAGTCACTGAGATTGAGATAAAATTCAGTTGTATATGCGGTGAAGTTATTCCCATCAATACCAAGAGCATACTTAGGGACCGCTGACTGAGTGCGTGTACCTGTAGCTGTTGTGGTGAAACGCCACCCGGGACTACCAGCAAGTGCATTAAAAAGCAGCCCATCTCCGGTTGAATTCCGCAACCGCCATATCGTTGCCGATACTCCATTATCTGTTGCATCCGCCAATTGAGGATTGAATACTCTGGGTGTAAACGATGAGAGCCTAGAATCACTGAATGCGTCAAAATTATCAAGAGTATTGTTGAATACGAAATTAGCAGCCCGAACCGTTGTTGGTATGGCTACAGAAAAGCTTAATGTGCTGATTCCTGAAATATTACCTTTAAACTCAAACACCGAAGAATCGGTAGTTTCGCAGATAATGTTACCCTCGAAAGTCAGATTCCCCGAAATATTATCAGTATTGCAATTAGTAAGATGAAAAGCCCGGCAATTGGTCCCGCCGAAGAATTTCATATCCCAAACCTGATTGTACAGGTAAGCCGGTGCTGTTATGCCGCTAACACCCACACCATTACCGTATACCGAACCTGCTAAGATTTGGTTCTGGCAATTATAAAAACAGTTTCCATGAAAACTGTTATCACCGCCATTGACTTCAAATAATACGTTATCAGCACATCCTTGCACTCGGCAGTTAGTAAACGAGTTAAACTCAGTGAAGACACCCGCTACAGAAGCATTGCTAAGTTTGATACCAGTAAGACCATTGACAATATATAAGTCTGAGTTATGAGAAAAACACGCTCCTTGCAGAAGATATAAATGGATAAGCCGCGTAGATGCAGTCGTTGGACGAATAGTCATCCCATGTAATGATTTTTGGGAGACTGTGCCACTACCGCCAATGTTAGAGAACCCGACTGACCCCAACACGCCTTTAAAGTAGACGCGAGTTGACTGCTTACCTTGGCCAACTAATCTGATACCTGCAGCTCCGCTATAACCTTGTCCGCCAAGGTTTATATCCTCCGTGGTGACGTCTGCCATAGCAGCGCCACCTGGTAGATGTACTTCCTGGAACCCGAAAAATATCGCGGATTTTATGGCGTTTCGTAAGGCTTGGGCATTATCCGTGCCTGTTTGCGTAGTGGTGTCAAAGTCCGGTATATAACCAAACATCTCGGCAGACATTATATTGCGGTCTTTTCTACGTAAGACTTGCCCAGATGCCGTAACTATTTGGAACCCATTATCATCAACAAGTGAGCCCGGGTTTGTCAAAGAATGACAATAAAATATACCCCCGCCTTGCCCCATTCCAGAGGTATGCTCTTTAACAAACACTTGTTGTCCGACAGATTCAAGTGTAACAGCGCGCAACGCGGCTATGCTTGCGCATTGTCCAATTAATTTTAGTCCAGAAGAGAAAGATAATTCCTGCCTTAAATTAGCATCACCAACACTTACCAGATGCGTAATATCAGTAGCCCATGATGTATTGTTAATACCTGTGGTTGTATATGGTGGATTAGTTGCAGCATTTAAACGCCAGAATTCATTCTGATAACGAATAATCTGGTTTCTGGCGGTAATTGTATACGGTCCGTTTTCATAATCCCCTAAAAACTGATAGCCAGAGTTTAAGAGGAATTGCTGAAAACGCGCTTCTCTATCCGCTTGTGACGCAACGAAATCAGAATCCCTTTGATTCTGCGCATCCTGAAACTGGTTATTTCTCCCGGTGTTTGTCAGATGCTTTGCACCAAGACGGTCAGTATAGAAATCACCGAGGCCAGTAACTTCTTCGTCAAGCTTCGCGCCTGCAAATACCGCATTACGAATATCGGTACTCGGTACCGGAGCCTGCGTCGGCGTTGGGAGTGGAACTTCTGCCATGTCTTGTCGCCCTATAAAAGGCGCACTACCCCCTCAGAAGTCAATCTGATGGTGTGCGCTAAGGTTGGTAATTACTGCTGTGTGTTACTGGTAAATCGAGTCTGAATACTCAGTGAGTGAGAGGGTTTGAGTATCGTCACCGTTGGGTTTAGCGCTATCGACGCGCCAGATTGTGGAGTTCAGTTCCGAGTCGGTGGCAATGAAATAACGGCTGGGGTTTTGCACATTTTTGCGGTCATAAATGTTCAGATCGAAAGTATCGGCCGCAGCCTGAAATGCTTTGGGCTTGCCGCTTACCGGATAGGCCCGCCAGCGCCCGTGGTAATTGCCGAGGCTGTCGGTCATCACCACCCACATATCGCCGAGGGAAAATTCGATGCGCTCTGACGTCGAGAAAACATCCCCGGAGCGCCCGGTTATGTATCCGGTCTGCTGCGCGTTGTCGTACATGTCAGGACACTGAACCACCGTACCGCGCACGACCTGAGTTTCTTCCAGCACTTTCACCGTCATGGTCAGGCGTGAGTAGAGGATTTTCCTCGCCTCAAGCCAGGCCCTGTCGGTTGCCTGGACGGCGTTTCGGCAGCCGTCCAGGCTGATCTGCATCGCGTTAACAGTGGCATCCTCAACCTCAGTGATGCCGCTGCTGTCGATCTGCAGGTAGATGTACGCCTTCTTGTTCGTCAGAGGGTCAACGTAGTCCAGCGCCACGCCGTCGTAACCGCCGGGTAGAGACATTTGCCATGCCATTTTGTACTCATCCCAGAACATATTGGATCGAGCAAAAACCGCATCGGGATTTGTCGCCTTCTCATCGCGCCAGAACGTCAGCACATCGCCGATATTGTTGCCGTCAACGCGGGCCACATTGGCGATCGTCGCTATGCGCTCACCCAACGGCTGCTTCTCATCCGAGAAGGTGTAATCGAAATACCCAAGCGCCTCATCCGGCAAAGAGTCTGCAATGGCATAAAGAGCTGCGACGTCAATACTGGCCACGTCCTGCTTACCCACAACCACCCACTCATGCAGGATAGCGTCAGCAAACGAACGACTCGGCCGCAGAGTGTAATCGACCGCGCCAGTCGTCCGGTCGTAGCTGATGGTATGCCGCTGCGCCAGCATGTTGTACTTCTGCTCGCGGTTGCTGTTGCTGTCATTCGATCCTTTGATCGTGATGCGGGCAATTGTGTCTTCCGGATAAACGACGTTTTCGCGTACGTTCACTGCGTGGATCGCCATCAGCGTCACGACGTTGGCGTCATTGCTGTTGTCGAGGCGCTCGATGGTGACCGCATAGCGCCCCGCCCCGGCTGCCGGGACGAACTTGTGTGTTGTGCGAAAATACCGGGTCGTCACCTGGAAGTCGTTATCGAAGAAATAATCGTGCTGCTCTGACGTACCGGGCACCTGATTGTTGTCGTCATCGACCTGCCAGAACTTGATCCGGTATTGTGTTGTGCCTGCCGTCGCGCCGAGCTGAACCAGCACATGCACCCAGACCTGCGTAGAGACGATCGGCGACACTGACGGACCGATAACAAGTGGTGTCTGATCGTTCAGGGTGAAAAGCGTCGCGTTGACAACTGCGTCGCCAGGCAGAGACGTAATTTCTCCCGAGAGTTCGCCAATATAGAACGTCGTGTAAGAAAGCGTATCGTCGCCGATAAAGCTCTCCGAGGAGATGATATTCCCGGCGCCAGTGACGTTCCGTGTGACGCTTGTGCCGCCATCGTTCCAGGTGGCATTGATGACGAATGACACGGGATGAGGTACCGCCAGCGCAGCAAAATAGCTGAAGTTGTCATCGTTCGACAGCACAACAGCCTTTAGCTGATTACTCTCGATCGCTACCGATGTCGGCGCCGTCGTGGTAGCGGTTTGGGCCGGGAAGTCTTGGCTTTCGTTCAGGCCGGGGACTGTCTCGTTATCGACGTCATCGAACTGGTACCCCACCTCAATCGTGCCGATCACGTCACCTGGGTTATAAATCGCAGAACTGGCGCCCGCCAGGCTGCCGAGATTCGATTCAGAGTAGCGAATTGATGAGATGGTGTACCGGCCGTAACCGACCTCGAACCATTCCGTAAGCTGTTTGTTGTTGTCGACGAACTCGAATAGCGCCTCCTGAATCAGGTCAGGAAAGACGCGGCACTGGCCGTAAATATTCGGGCGGCCCTTGTACAGTCGCGCGCGGTTCGTCTGGCCGGTCAGGTCGTTATTGGGGGATTCGCCTGTCGCCACCGATACCGACGCACTGGGCTTATTTGACAGGCCGAACACCTTCAGCGCGCCGGAGAGGATTTTCGTGACCGGACGCAATATCGTGGTGATGAGTTTGCCAACCCCGCCCTCTGGTTGGTCGAACACAGCAACGATGTCGCCGGATCGCAGTGGCCGGCTTATATCGTAATCGTCCGGCAGCGCTCGGCCATTCAGTTTCACGATAACATCGCGGTGCAGCTGCAGAGAATCCAGCAGGCTCACCAGTGTGGTGCCTGCATCTACCGTCCCCCGCTGCAGCGGCGCTCCGGGCAGCCTCTGTAACTCATATCGCACCATGCACCATGTACTCCACTTTGCTGTAAACCTTCAGTAATGCCAGCGGGCTGTCGCAGCGCACGAAACCGAATTCGCCGCGGGCATGCAGGCACTTAACCGGGCTGATCATCACACCGATATGCGCCGGCACTTCGCCGCGGTAAAAAACGGCGATGCATCCAGTGGCCGCCACCGGCACACGCCGCCAGTGGGCGCGCTCCTGTTCGTAGCAGGTGATGAAATCGGCGCCCGATTCGTAGCCAGCGATGTGATGCAGCTCCAGGCCGAGCACATGCCGGTAATAGAGAACCACCAGTCCCCAGCAGTCCATCTGCTCAAAACTACAGGCGCGGTTAGCCCAGGGCTTGCCGTTAACAAGCCCGATAAAGTCGCTCTGTGTCATACGGTGATTAGCCCGGGATAGTCTTTCGTGGTGTAAATGATGGAGTTGGCCAGCGTCAGCGGGTTAGTCTTTCCGGCGGTCACGGTGACGTTGCTGGCATCGGCGGAAATATCGTTCACGTAAAGCGTCCAGTCTTTCAATGACGCCGTGTCACCGATCGCGTTCCACTGCTGGTACAGGCATTTTATCGGCGTCATGCGCGCCGCCCCGCGCCAGCTTTTCAGTGTCTGCCGGACATGCTCCGTCGCGGCGACAAAAGTGATCGTCATGGATATGACCGCCGTTCCGTCCTGCGCCGGCTCGGTCACACTGAACCGCGCAGGCTCGAAGGCATTTCCGCCGAACGTCGCCGGGCGAAACAGGTTATTGACCACCCGGTAATAGCCGAAAGCCGGATGATAAAACTCCACCGTCTGTTTGATATCGCTGGCCGGCCGCCTCTCTTTCCATTCTCGTAATGTTGGCATCAGTCTGCCCTCGGCATCACTTCAGTGATCAGGTAATCCAGCCAGTATCCATAGCCAGGCTGGGCCTCAACAATCCAGTCATCGTAGTCCTCAGTAATGTCCTCGATACCGTTGCTGATGACCGTTGCGCTCCAGGTGACAATGTTGCCGTTTTTGCTGGTCTGCACCGGCATATCGACGAAATGCAGCGTCTGCTGCTGCACTCCCTGCGTATCACCCAGGTCGATCGGCATCTGGAACCAGGCGCGCCCGCGGTCGCAGTATTTCGGCGATCGAAGCCACGACTTAAATCGCTCAGCCTGGGCAAGCGTGAATATCCACTGCAGCGTCCAGGTCGCTTTCAGGTCCGTGGTGATCGGCGTGATTATCAGGGGGCCGACTGCCGTCTGCGTCGTCTGCCAGGCTGTATCCTGCTTCATGTTCTGATCGGCACGCTGGGGAAGCGGCAGGAACGGAGGGTATTGAACTGTTGCCACGTTTCCTCCGGGCATAAAAAACCCGCCGGAGCGGGTTTGGTTTAGTAAGTGGCTTGCGCTTTGCGGCTTAGTCCAAATGTCTGCTGCATCTGAGAGGATACCGGGCCGCCTCTTTCCATGTCGGTGATCAGCAAGTCCACAACTGCGCTACCGTCCTGCATGTAGCCGTCGGCACTCTGGACGGTGGCGCCGATAGACTGGTTGATGACGTTCACCTGCACGCTTATCCCTCCTCCTGACTGCATATCCTTATTGCTGATGACCTTCCCGTTATCGCCGGGGATCATGTACTGCTTGCCGGTGCTGGCCTGGTAAATCTCTGGCTTACCTTTCTCGCCGACCTGATACAGGCCTCCAGCTGATACCGGGCCGCCGTTGTAGCGAGCGCCGGCAAGCGCAAGCCCGTTAGCCAGTCCCACAGTCGAACTGATACCAGCTGCAGCCGGACCAGCGTTAGCACCGAACGAGGCGAGCGATGCCATCGCGGCCGCCGGAGCCCAGGCGGAAGCGGTAGTTGCCGCCAGTCCGACTGATGTCGCCACCGATGCGGCGCCGAGCGTCTGACCGAGGATGTAGTTTTTCAGCGCTTCGACGCCAACCTGGACAATGCTGTTGATCACGCTGTTCAGGATGGTATTGCCGAGCGACCGCATCGCCTCCTGTGCTGACATTGTGCCGGTTAGCAGGCCGGTGATTGCATTGGAGGCATTCCCGCTAAAGGCGTCCACCGCACTCGTCAGCATGTTATAGCCGAGGCTTTGCTGGCTGAGGATTTCCCATTGAGCCGCGATCCGCTGCTGCTCATACTGCCGGTCAGCGGCATTTTTCAGCGCCAATGCATTCTCATGAGCGAGAACCCCTTGCTGCTCAAACTGCTGAATCAGCGCCAGCTCCTGCGCGTGCTGGTTAGCCAGCTGCTGCACCGGGTCAACTTCGCCAAGTGCCTGCTGGGTGGGGTTAACCACCTGCTGCGAGCGTATTTTGGCAAGGTTGGCCTGATGCTGCTGCTCCATCTGCTCAGTGGCTGCGTTGTACTCCTGCAGATCAATCTTCCCGGCGTTCAGCGCCGCTTTCAGGTTCTGCATGGATTCAGCGTAGGATTTATTCTCAGCCTGTTCAGGAATGGCATTAAGCGCCTCTGTTACCCCTTTCGCCGCTGCGGCTGCATCCCATGCGGCTGCTGCGTATTTGCCTGCTTCCTGGATTTGAGCCTGAGTAGCCGATTTACCGAGAGACTGCTGTGCACGCAATATCGCCTGCTCACGGCTCAATTCCTGAGTTGAGTCCGCTGCAAGCTCAGACTGCTGGCGAAGGTTTTCGAGTTTTTGAGCTATAGACTCAGCGGTGGAAGCAGACTGCTTCCCAGCTTTGTCGCTTTCCTTCCTGGCCTCCGTAACCCGGTAGGTTTCGGCGTATTCGTCCTGCAGCGCCTTTATTCGCTTAGGATCGGTCACCCCAGCATCAGCTGCATCATATTGGGCCTGAAGCCTGGCTCGCGCCTCGCCTTCAAGTTTGGCCAATGCAAGCCGGCGTTCAGAGTTTTGAACCAGCTTCTTGGTTGCGGCGTCATCGCCTTTGGTCGGAGGCGCATTAAACTGGTTGCTTCCGGCGTCCTTCTGAGCCTTTGCTCGAATGTGGGCTATTTCCCCCTCGATCTGCTTCAGCTGCACTGCTGCCTGCGCCCTTCTGGCCTGAAAAACTGAGTCAGTTTCATACCATCTCTGGCCGTCTTTCAGCTCATTGTTCAGATCCTGCTGGAGCTTGATCAGCTTCGGCATTCTTGAAGAATCGCCGACATTGCTGTTGTAGTAATTGAGGTTATCCGCGACGCTCTGCATCAATCCTGCAAGGGTCGTAGTCAGGCCTATTGCCTGGTTCAGGTCGTTAATGGCATTTTTGAAGGCCACATCGAGGCTATTCTTTGCGCGATCAATGCTGACCGGCATTTTTTCAAATTCAGCGTTAACTGACCTGGATTGGCTTTGAATAGCATTGAGTGCATCTTGTGCAGTAAGTTTTCCCTCTAGCATTCTTTTACGCAGATCGCCGATTGAAATCCCTAAGCCAGCTGCTATTTGCCTTGCCAGTTCTGGCATCTGCTCAATTACTGAGTTGAATTCTTCCGCTTGTATAACGCCTTTCGCCATCGATTGGCCAAACTGGCGCAAAGCGTTACTCATCTCTTCAGCAGATGACCCTCCTATCGTCCCAATCTTTTGAAGAGTGGCTGTCAAAGATAGAACTTGAGCATTGGTTGCCCCTGTTTCCTTGAGAGAGGTTGTTAATGATTCCCATAATTTTTCCGTCTCATAAAGCCCGCTTCCTGTTTGTGATGCAATAGCAGATAAAGAGGCTAAAGTATCTTTAGCTGCATCAATACTGGGGCTTAACCTAGCTATCCTCGCCTGTAGCGTAACCATCTCGTCGCCGATGGCGATAAGCTTCTTCGCTGCATCAATGGTGAAAGCTGCTGCAATGGCAACGCCAACTTTATTTAAAGCACCTTCGAATCGCCCGGCAGATCGTGATGATTGCTCAAACTTGGCGTCCATTTGGTCAAGACGCTTATTAACCTGCTGCTGGGCTTCGATAAGTCTGGCGACATTCATCTCTACTTCGTAAACGATATTGCCAACCTGTTCAGCGCTTGCCATGTTTCCTCCGGGCATAAAAAAACCCGCCGAAGCGGGTTTGCTTTATTTTTAGAAAATTATATCTTGCCTTGAAGTTTGTATTGTAAATATTTTAACTTTGATGAGAATCCAGAATTAATTTTATTACCTACTGATTCGATAGTAACGTCAACGGAAGGCAATGCATTACCATCAATTATCACAGACTCAAGAGAGGCCCAATCCTCACTGAAAATATTGTATTCACATTTACCCAAACCTTTTAGTTGTACCCCAAAAGCATTGCTTGCCTGAAAATCCACAAATATATCGGCGTTTTTAAGCGTAAAAAGCCCGTTTCTCACCCCATCGCGCAAAGACTCAACCTGAAGGCTTTCAATCTTTTTGTTAAGTTCTTCTCCTGACAGCTGCTTAGAGCTGATAAGGGCCTTTTCCATCGAGTAGGAGGACGGTGATTTCATTCTCGATTTGATTATTGAGCTACATGCTTCTGTCATTGATGCGTTTTGAGCATCCTGAGTCGGTACCAATGCGATTGCGGCAACAATGCCACCCATTACAACTAACAAACCGAAAACAATAAGCTTCTTCATATCCCTATCCCCATCAGTAAATGATGCGGCAATCGTAGCAGAGGGGAAACGATACGACAAAAACCGCAACTACGAAAATCGCGGCGGGTAAAGCGGTGCGAAGATATTCGCATCAAGCAATAAACCCGCAGTTAAGCGGGCTTGATTACCAGAATGCAAATTTGCATTCTGCCTTCAATACAATGGGCTATGCCACATCAGCGCCGTTAATCAGGTGGCGAAGTGCCTGCACCCCTTCTGCGTTGTAACGGAACGCTTCAACCTGCTTATCCGAGTGTCTCGACTTATCCAGAAAAAACTTGCCGTACTGCTCAGTTTTGAGGTTGTGCTTGTTAGCCACACGACCGACCTTATTTGCAGTGCAACCTATCTGCGCAGCTACTTCACCCGCCGTTGAGTAATGCTCTTCAATCTCCGGCAGCGGCACAACCTCATGCCCCAATAACGGATTAACGAGAGTGGCGACGATCACCTGGTTAGCCGATTCACCAAGCCGCGGGAACATTGACATCAACTCGCGGGCCGATGCGATGTTTTTCTCCAGCGCCTGAGCTTTGAGTTGCTCAGCTTTGGCAAGCCGATATTCAGTAAGTCCTGAAGTGCTTTTAGTAGGCACCTGGATAGCCTGCATGTCTTCCAGCTTATCAACCAAAGAGCGGCGAACGGCCTTAGACTCACGGGCCGCCACGCGAAGGGCCTGCTTGATCGTCATGTCAATTACCTCAACAGGACGGCCGCCATTGGTGCCGGAGGGTTTTACACTTTTTGTGTAAAACTCCCCATCAAGTTCGTCGACTACTTTTTCAATGAACTTATTGTTGCGTACCTCTGGCTCCCCGCACTGCTTGCGAGCCTGATTAACCATCATCAGCAAAGACTGGCTGTCAATGGTTTTATCGGTGACAACACTGCTTTTTGGTGCTAAATTTAATGAAGTCATTGGTTGGACCCTTATGACAGATTTATGGATAGCCGGCAGCTGCGAACTGTCGGCTTTTCTATTTATGCATCATTGCAACATCTCCTGACGCAGGTGTGGTAATACCCTGCTCCAGTTATCATCCTTCCATGGATGAAATTCGATATGCGCTGTCTCGCGCTTGATTACTTCTCTTGCCTTGTTAATCGATCTCGGATACTCCTGACCGATCGAATGAAAGTGTCCTGCCTGGCGATGCTCTGCCACTCTCAGTAAAGGTGTGACGCTATTGCAGGCTTTGAGCATGACGTCGCTGGCCCGCCATAACCATGCCAGAGAGCAAAGATCCTCGTCACTGAACTGCTTCGCAATCGGCGAATGCGCCACTTCCCGATCCAGAATATCCAGCACCCAGCGGCGGAACTCTTTGGCCTTTGGCGTGCGAGCAAACATCGCTACAAGATGGGCGCCACGCAGAGAAAAAACGCGCGCTTCCTGCTTTCCTGAAGGGGTGGTCAGTTTGACCACCCCTGTCATTTGTGCTGTAAATTCATCAGCATGGCGTGAGTAGATGCGCTGCACGGCTTTATCGTCAGCGTACTCCAGAGCCTGACCAACCTCAGCAGCCGTAAGCCAGACCTGACCGCCCATTTCCATATATGAAAAATTGGTATTGTGGAAACTTAGCTCTTTGTTCTGTACAATATTCATGTCGATATTTCCTTTCCGGGATTTGTTCGATAAGGAGCCCTGACTATCGCAAGTAGTTAGGGCTTCGTCGTTTTTACTGACCATTCATGCGCTCCTCACGCAGGCTTTTTGCCAAACGCTGCACAATTGCAGAGTTAATCGAAATCCCATCCATTTCAGCTAAGCGACGGATATCCTCCTTCATTCGCTCTGGCAGGCGAAGCTGGAAACTGTCGTTCTTGCGGCCGGTATAGAGTACGTCTTGCATCTACTATCTCCTTCTATGGTGTCAACTTGGTTCTACAACCAATTTAGCACTATTTAAAACGATGTCAAGTTGGTGCTATTGTTTGTCGTCATAATTGCAAATTTGAGGACTTATGAGCAGATTCCCTAGCCAAGAAATGGACAGGTTTAACGTAAGGCTGCCCTCAGGAATGCGTGAAGCAATAGCTGAGCGCGCCAAGGCCAACGGCAGGTCAATGAACTCAGAGATCGTTCAGATACTTCAAGAAGCGCTTGATACCGATAAGGCTATTTCTGAAAGCGATCTGGTTGACTTCGACTCAACTCAGGCTGCTTTTAATGCCACCTCAACGCCTGAAGAAAAAGAAATATTCTTAACCACTCTTGCGAAAAAAGATCCGTTCACGGCGGAAATCCTGCGCGAAGGTGAAGAGCACGCCAAGAGACTTGCAGCAATACTTGGTAGACGCATGGGATATCTGGATGACGAAAAGTAAAGCTCGCAACTAATTGTTAAAGAGCGCCTGCTGGAGTCATTAAACCGCCTGCTGCCGCTACTGTAAACATTTCATTTTCTATCAATTACTTAAGTACGATTACTCACGATTAGATACTATGAATCATGAGTAGATATGGTGAGTTCGAGGTATTTTGTGGGCATCAATTAAATAGCACTAATTGCAAAAAAGCCCACCTGAGTGGGCTATTTCTGCTTCTCTTGCTGCACTAACGTCTGCCAGCAGCGTTCGCTTGGTATAACTCGATTCTTTCAAGATTGTGCTTTATTTTCTCTTTCGAGAACCGACCATTTGCCTTTTCGCAGGCTGCGTTATAAGCGCTTGCAGCTGTTACAGGGTCATCAAAGTAACCAAGATGATGAAATTTATAATCAATGGTGATGGCTGAGGCCCACTTCTGCTCTCTTTTAGCCCAATACACCCCAATAAAACCACTCTTGTTTGCCTTTGTGGCAGTAAGGTTATTCATATTGTCTCGCCTTCTGGCAAGCCGAAGATTCGAGATCCGATTATCAGTTTTGTCCATGTTGATATGGTCAACATCACCAACTGGCCACTCGCCATAATGCATCGCCCAAGCCAACCTATGGCTATAGTAGAGGCTATTATTTATCCTAATGGTTAGATATTTATTAGTTAATGAGCCGCACTGTTTTCCCGCGAAATTAGCGTTAAAAGTACTATGTGCTCTTTGGGAAGAAAACTCTTCCCTCGCCCTTTTCTTCCACGTAAATACCCCAGTCGAAGGGCAGTAATCTAGAATGCGCTTCAGATAAGCAATATCGATTTCTTTCATACAAACCTCGTAGCAGGTTTCGTAGATGGCAGGTGCGCCAGAGCGGTCTACGTTCCGCCTTTTCGGGAGCTACCCTAGGCGCTTGTTCATTTTACCAGCTTCTTCAGATGCAAGCATTGCATTCCAACGCTTATCATCCTCACTCATTACGGAGTCAAACTCCTCTCTGGTGAAGCCGTTCTGATTGGGGTATTTGGCGTTAATCATCATGGCGAACTCTGTCATCGTGAGGTTCTCAGCCTCTTCACGGCTTATGCCGAAATGGTTGCGGGCCGCCATGATGTAGTCGGCTGCGCGGAATTCTGCGGTTGTCTCGTCGTTTCGTAACGCTGCAGCTTGCGCACCTTCGCTTTGCCGATGATGCCGTGCATCATCAGGTTTTGCGCGACGATAACCATGCTTTCCGGCGGCATGCTGCCAGGGCGCCATACAAAGCCACGCTTACGTGATTTCCCCGGCTTCATCCAGCCAACCAGGTCGCCGATATCATCGTCACAACATGCTGTCAGTACCGTATGCGCGGCCATGATCGCTTTGCGTGACAGAAGCCCGCTTTGCATAAACCGCAGGACGCAATCAGGAAGGCGGCTGTACTCATCACGGATATAGGCCTCAGCTGCGCGCTGCGCGAATGGCGTCGCCTCGTCATTGCACAGGTCATAGAACGCCTGAACAATCTCCTCGGGCTCACCGATTCGCGCCATGTTGCGAAACGATGGCCGAAAAAAGAATTCCCGGTCACCGGTACCAATAACGCATTCGCCTAACTCTTTAATCGGGGTCATAGTCGCTCCATAAACAGTATCAAGGGCGCCGAACGCCCTTTGTACTATTCACGAAATAGCCTGGTGGTTAACTGATGGTGACCGCACAGGATGCAGAAGTGATCGTGACTGGTGTCGCGGAAGAATCGGTGACTTCACAAGTATAAACCCCGGCATCACCAGAAACAGCGCTGGCCTTGTTGAAGGTCGCCGTTGTTTGACCGCTGACAACCGTGCCGTCTTTCTTCCAGACGTAGGTATAAGGCGAAGTGCCACCCTCAACCACTACCGACATATTCAGAGCCGATCCGGACGCCACGCTCTTGGTCGTCGGCAGGTTGGTGGTAAACGCCAGCGCCGGGCCAGCAACTTCAAAGACGACAGTATCGGCATCGTAGACTTTCCATTCCCCGGAGAAGGTCGAAATATCCGTGGTGCCGAAATCACCAGACCAGGAGGTGGTGTTGAAGTAGCCCATGATATAAGTGCCGGCGTCTTCACCAGTGAAGTCGAAGCGGACCCAGACTGTCGGCTGACGACCAGCCTGTACCTCATCGAAAATATATTTCGAGATGGCAATAGCGCCAACTTCAGTCGTCTTGTCTTTTTTACGGAATTCACCTTCTCCGGAGATGGTGACGTCCATATTGTTGACCAGGTTCTCAACCATACCTTTCGTATCGTCAGCCTCAGAGGTGACGGTATTCATGGAGTAGTCAAACCCCTTGGTGGTCATGGCGCCGAGTCGCTTCCATTCGGAAAGCGCAGGAACCGTATCAGCACAGCCAAAAGCCATGCGGAGCACGGCCACCTTACCAATCAGCTTGCCGGTGTCATTAGCGCAGCCTTGCATGTATGCCTCTCAATTAAAAAAGGCCGCCATATGGCAGCCTGATGGTTGATTCTGACGATTATTCGCCGTATGTGCAGGAGACGAGTAGCCGGGTTACTAATCTGCCCTCTTCGGTGGGGATCGGAGCCGGGACATTGCCGACAAGCCGCAGCGCGCCAACGCAATCATCGGCGCCGGATTGCGCGCTGATATACTCGACAATGGCGTTTACCGCGGCATCAGCAGCATCGGGATTGGCCTTCGAGGAGATCGCATCAACCATCACATACCAGTCTCCGCCGCGGTCGTACTCAATATTGGTACCGCCGGAAGGCCGGAACACGATGAACTGATCAGTATCTTTCCCGGTGTCGCGCCATTGCCGCCACTGGACCTTAAACCCCGCGGTAAGCCCCTCAGCCACAAAGAGGTCTTTGAGGCGCATATACATCGGAGGGGTCATAGCGAAAGCTCCTTCTTCACCACCGCGTCAATCTGGCTGCGGGTATCCTCGAAGCCCTTCGTTAAGAACTCCTTGCGGGCCGTTGCTCGCGTGAAGTTCTGTTTCACTGCCGGGTCGTGAACATAAACCGCATAGTTGGCGGAGTAACCAACGCGCCCGGTTACCCTGGTGCCGTTAGCCATGATTTCGCGGAACTGGCTGTTGATGAGCGTCGACGTATCGATCGGGGTGTAAAGCGCGGCCTGCGCGCTGCCGATAAGCATCGCAGACTGGATTGCTCGCACGACTTTACGCCCCTGGACGTCTTTGATGATGCGATCGAGGTTGGCCTTGGCCTGGCGGATACCGCGAACTTTAGCGCCCATAATCAGACTCCCGTAATCAGTGCGAAATCGTCCGCCAGTCGCTCGAACGTATCTGCGAACTGGACGATCTGCCGTATCTCGTCGGCCTCATCCGGCGGTGCTGCATCGGTCGACGCGCCAATCAGGATGTAATCTCCCTCCCGCGCCGTTGCGTACTCGGTCCATATCGTGTTTTTAACCACGATCTCCCGGCCAAGGTCACCGATTTTTGCAGAGAGACCACCCTGGTAGTCGCAGAGGATAGCGATCGGTGCTTCCCACCCGTACGGCTGACCTCCGCCGTCGGTATCGCTACCTTCAGCATCGCGTATACGCCGCCAGATTGTCGCCGTCGCGGTGTATGACCAATTAGCTACCGAAGACATCAGTCATCCCTCCATCGCAGCACAATGGCTCCTGCGGCGCGTATGCGGTCGCAGTTGATGAACCACTCACCGTCGCTTTTCACGTACGCCGTCGTTTGCTCGCCGGCATCGGTGATCACCCACACCCGGGTAAACGTCCGCGGGAGCCGTTGCTGAACTGAAACCCAGGTCATTAGCAGCCCCCGACCACCATAAAAAGGCCCACACTGTTGCCGGCGCTGATCGGTAGTTCACTGGTGCAGCCGCTGGTATCCAGTTTCGCCAGAGAGTCACGCAGCCAGGTGATGCCATCGTCACCGTAGTCGAACGAGCGCGACGCTCCTGATGGCGCCCCTTGCGATTTTATTCGCCGGGCACCGGAAGACGTCGCCATGAGCGCAGCGGCATACATCAGGATGAGCTTTGCCGTGCAGTCGTCATATCCCGCACCATCGAGGCACGGGATAATCTTGTTCACCACGCAGAGAATCGGATCGAGCAGCGAGGAGGGAATGGCGTAACCCAACTCACCGAGGAACGCCTGCACGTCTGCCGCTGTGATTGGGTCAGCCATGGTTATTTCGCCTTCTTCGATTTGCTGGCAGATTCTTCCTGCTGCTCTGCCTGCTCTGCCTGCTCTGCAGCGTCATTACCAGGCGTAGCCACTTCCAGCACCTGGTCGTCATCAGTAATGATTTCAACCAGACCGGCGGCCACCCAGCGCTTAGCGACATCGCCGCTTACCGAGACCTGCGCGCCAACCTCCAGCTTCTGGAGATTGGCACCGGAAATCAGGTTATCGCGAACCACTTTTACCAGTGCCATAAATACCCCTTAGCTATGCGCGTAAATAACGGATTTGCGATTGTTGATGTCGGTCTTAACCATAAGGCCCATCGCACCCCAGGTACGCCAGACGTAATCGCTGTTATAGAACTGGCGAGGGTCTGCAACGGTACCCACGGCCTGACCTACAATCGGAGCGATAACGCCGGCGGTAAGCGGGACAATCAGGATCTGGTTACCGGTCAGCTGCGCATCTTCTTTGATGGCAGCAATACCGGAGAGCTTCAACAGCTCCAGCAGAATGGTGTCGGACTGGTAGTTATCGCTGAAGTAGCGTTCCAGGTTAGTGATGATCTGACCGGAAACATACCAGGTCTGCTGCGCATACTGCAGGTTGGTCAGCTTCATCACGTCACGCAGCGCGATTGCCGCGTTGCGAATTTGCTCCGCCGTTGCGCTGGCGCTGGTGAAGTCGATATTTAGGCCGGAAGCACTGAGATCGACAATCTGCACCCGCTCATCGGCTTTAACGCCCTTCCAGGTCTTGCCATCAAAGGCGATATAGTTGCCATCGGAATCGCGGAAGCCGTTGAAAACGTAATCCACGTACTGACGACGAACATCATCAACAGAGCCGCGCTGAGCGTCGGCCAGAGAAGCCAGAGCTGAGCCTTTGTTGAAAATCGGATCACGCCACTGGAATTTGAAGCCAGAATCGTGGATAGGAACCATCGTACCGTCGAAGGTGTACGCGCGCGCATCCAGCGCCGCACCAATCTGGCCGGACATAGAGGTATGCGCCCAGCCGCGGCCGCCGGTGCGAGCATACTCATACACTGACTCTTCAAGACGAACAGAGCGGGACAGCGGGATGAGATCGTTAAGCAGAGTAAACTCAGTGGCGGGCTCAAACTCAGCCAGTACGGTCTGGTCGTAAGCGCGATACAGGCGACGGATGTCGTCGACGGCATTCGTCGCGTCCAGCGCTGGTGTGTTTGCCGCATCACCACGCCAGCGGGTGCGGGATACGAAATCAGCAACGGCCTGAGCACTCATATTGCGCGCCAGTTGCAGCTCATTGAACTGCGCCAGGTTCGCTTCGAGGTTGCCCGTCTCAGTCGCGCGTCGGGTGGAAAATACAAACATTCAGTCTCTCCTTACTTGAACACGACGCGAACCAGATCGCCTGCTGTGGCGGTCAGGGACTTGTCTTCTTCGACATAGGCAAAGATGGTTTCACCTTCTGCCAGTGCTTTAATTTGGCCATTGGCCACAGAAACCGGCTGGCCCTTGGTGTAGGTACCAGCTGCAGCGCGAACGTTGAGGAAAACGCCCGGCGTTGGCTGGATGTTTACCACCCAGTCACCGATCGCATAGGCATCGTCAACCGTTTTGCAGCGCAAATAGTCGTAGTTAGCAACGTAAAGAATTGCGTCTTCAGCGCCATCAACAGACGGTGTAGGCTTGGCTGCACTGAAAAAGATAACGGTACCCGGCAGAAACGCTGCGGCCGCAGAACCTTCACGATTAAGTTGCGGGTTGGGGAAAATCCCGCCCGCGTGAATTACGTGTTTCCCGTCTTTAGCCATTTTTTACTCCGGCATTTCGCTGAAAGAATCGTTGTTGTTGACCGAACGGAATGCACCATTCAGGCCGGTAGAGGTCTGGCATTGAGCAAACAGGCCATCAAGGGCGGCGCCGTCAAGCGCATTCACCGCCAGGTCATCCAGCCCGAATTTCGCTTTTACGGCAGCGCGTTTTTCGCCTTTCTCTTTGTCAGCGTTCACGGCAAGGCCTGACTTAACGGCTGCCAAATCATCAGCAAATGGCTTAAACCATGCCGGCGCTTCTTCGCTGTTGCTGGCCTGCTCTTTTTTCTTAGGCTTGCCGGTGGCGGGATCGATTTCGTCGCCGCCATCTTTCTTGGCTGCCGCCTTCTCTGCCGCTAACTGGTTGTAAGCGTCCATCAGTTCGGCATCGGACTTGCCTTCAGTCGGCTTACCCGCGGCTTGGAGCGCATTGATAATCAGTTCTTTCATCGGATCGTTCTCTCCGTTGGTTTTAATCTCGTACTCAATGGGTTTGCGCACGACTTCTACAGGTTCGCCGACAAACACGGCTTTGCCGTCGTCATCGATGAGGTACTTCTGTTTGAAATACTTAGCTTCATCGCGGTAGATGAAGCTGTCTGGCCACACCGTTTCTGGCCATAGCCACTTATCTTCTGTGTCACCCTCGCGAAGCTTGTCGCTGATAGCGCGTGAAATGTCGTCAAAAGAGAAGTTGGAGGCATTGGTGAAGAAGAATTTGGTCTTGTTGCGCAGGCCTTCGCGTGTGCAGTCGATACCATCAGCAAGGCGTGCAACTTCGATCTGCTGCTCATGACCTTCTGAGTTGACGAAGATGCCCACGCCTTCTTCAGGTGTTCCGGCTCCGGGTTCATCGAGCAGCACCGCCACATGGTCAAACATCATGTTGGTGGCGATCTCGTTGTACTTTTTGCCCTTTGACTCGCCATTAGCGGCAATGCCGGAATACAGCAGTCCTGTAGAGATATGGATGGGTTCTGAGTTGGTACCGGCGATCATCTCATCAAGGCGATTAATCAGGCGTTTGCCCTTCTCGCTTGACTCAGCGTACTGACGGTTAACGTACATATCGCCCGTCACCTTCCCGTCTTTGTGGCTGACGTTCTGCAGCCATGCGCCGACGTGATATTCATTCACCGCCCGGACATCGCGAGCAGACACATGCTTGCCATCCACTTTCGGGTGGCCCAGCGGCATCGGGTTACGCTCAAGCGTGTTGTAGGCCTTTTCGATTTCTGCTGCCGGGTACAACTTCCGGTTCATCACGATATCGTCCACGACAGGCGTGATGCCGCGAACCACGATATGTGGCTTGCCGTCGATGGTTTCAGTGGTGATGTTTGAAGCGGAGTTGACGACGGTCAGCACGTTAACGCGGTTGCGTTTCATGCTGGGTCCTCATAGGTGGATTTCAGGCAATAAAAAAGGCCGCCGCAGCGACCATTCAGTCAATTCTTAAAACATCAATCCTTTCGTGGATAGAATCAATGTAATCTTCCACGCTAGGGTGGGGATATCCATAGTAGTAATCTGAAGTATCTTCACTGATGCTCTCACTTACGATGTCGTTAGTCCTGTCTATAAGCAATTCCCGGTAACGTTCATTTGGAACAAATATTCTACTTACTTCATCTAAGGATAATTCAGGCTCATTGAGACGCCACTCTCGCTCCCAAGTGAAGTCAATGCCAAATGGCGAGCTTTCTGACCTTGCGTCCAGATCAAACGGCATGAAACGCCATTGAATAACCGGATCTAAGAGTTGTTTTTCAGCTATTGGTGAGTAGATAACCGGTCGCCCTCCGGCAGTAAACACTCTTCGCTTAGAAAACTCAAATCCAAAAGGTTGATATTTAGATGTATCATCTCTAAGGGAGTACTTGGTTGATTCTGTAAAACAGATGCATTCATGACCACCTGCCTCCATTGTCAGACCTGCTCTGATTGCCCCATCTCTTATGATGTTGATTAGCACTTCAAATGCAGTTGAGTAATCGAGGCTATTATTCCTCATAAAAGGTACTGCTTTTATCCAGTGATAAAGATAACCAGAATTGTCATTTCTTTTAGCCATACTTTCCCCCTTGGAAAGTATGAATTTATTAATTAATTGACAGAAATCCAAGTATTTTTCTCTTGATCCAGCTTCTCAGCCAGCCCTTTGTTGAAAATGCTACCGTCGTCGTTGAGCAACACCGGAATCTGGCTGCAATAGCAGTTGTACCGGTTGCCGTTCTCAGCGTAGAAGTCTCGCACCTGCTCGGTGGTGTAGACCTTGCCGTGGCGGCTGGCGTGCCAGCTGCGCGTCGTTGGCTTGAGTGCTGACAGCCACAATAAGCCGGTATTTAGCCCCAGCCTCTCGGAAGCCCAGTCCGTTTCGTTCCATTGCGCCTGGCGCAGCGCGCCAACCTGCTCAGTCTGAGCGATGGTCTTGGCCTTCGACATCGAAACATCGAGGCGCTTACTGATGACGCTGGCCGTTTCGCGAGGATTCACCCCACGCGCGACCGCATCGGTGATGATGTTGGTCAGATCGCCACGGGCGGTGTCGCTGATGACCTTCCAGTCACTGAACGTTGTCAGTCTGGCGGCTGCCACCTGATTAAGGTGACCAGGGCTGCTTAAAAGCTGCTGTAGCGTCGTCTGGCTGGCGTATACCTGCGACTGCTGCGAGAGATTGTTGAAGGCCTCCAGCGTTCCGCGCTGCGCCTCAGCGGCGACGTAATCCATCGCCCACAGGTTTTGTTCGCCGCCTTCCAGCAGGTAATCGTCGAGAATGGACTGTACCGCTTCGAGCAGGTCGGCCAGTTCCTTCGCTGACATGTCGTAGATGAACTTGCCGGCGTTGACCTGGTAGAGCGTTGGCTCGGCGCCGTTAACGTGGCACAGGAAGTGCCAGCTATGGCTGTTAACCTCTCGCTCTCTCCCTGTCAGGCGCTGGTCAAACAGTGCTTTCAGAGCGCGCTTGATGCCGAGATACCGGTCCTCGATATCCCGGAACATCGCGCTGACCTGCTTAGCCGATCGCGTCGGGTCAACCTTGCTGCGCGGAACTATCGGCAGCCCCACCTTTGCCGTCTGCTCCGGTGTCATCGGCCAGTGGATCATCGGTTGTCACCTTCTCTTCTGGTTTCGGTGGTTCTTTTGGCTCCGGCAGCGGATCGAGGCCTACAATCTCGCGAAGTTCGTTGGCGGTGAATGGCGGTTCGCCACCATAGAAGCCCGACGTTTTCTGGACGATATCAGCCAGTTTCGAGGCGTTCTCGATTTTCTCCTTCTCGCCAGGCGCCAGCAGGTCAGTCCATGAAATGGTGACCTCTCCATTTGTCGGTGGATCTATAATGCCCAGCGTCCAGAAGCGTTCCAGCAAGGCTGTGATTCGGTCAGTCAGGAAGCCGTTGCGGCGGGTATTGCGGCGAATGGCCCAGTCGGTTTTATCCTCATCGCTCGCCAGGCGCCCGGTCTGCTGCCCAAACAGGATGGTGAAAGGGATTTGCACTGACGCCGCCAGCTCGTTCGCGGTGACTTCCCACGTCGGCCCCGGGTCGCCGGGCGTAACGCTCAGGACGTGCATTTGTCCGGCCTGCATAACCGCCGCTGCATCGGTGCCGCGGTTAAGTTTGTTGACCTTGTCGCCCATCGCTTCGCCGAGGTCGGCATAACCAGCTTTCTTAGCCTGGTCAGCCAGTGTGGCCATATCTGTTTCTTTGCTGAACTCAACCGCGATCTGCCGGCTGGCGTTCTTCAGGAAGCCCTCAGCGCCACCACCGGAAATCTTCTCAAGGTCGAGCCCTTTGTTGTATCCGGCTTCAAGAAGCGGAATACCCGACAGGACGTTGTCATCTTCCGAGCCTTCACAGAACAGGATCACCCGGCTCGGATGCACAGGCTCACCGCGCGTCGGTCCAACGAAAGCCTCGTCTCCAACCGGCTGCTCGTTGAAGTTGAACATCTTCGGCTGGCCAAACGTCTCGGATTGGCGATCGTTATCCCATTCGGCAACTGTCAGCTGCGGCTCCCATACAGGGATCAGCTTAACCAGAGCTGCTTCACCGAGCTTCTTCACCAAAGCGGTGTCGACTTCCTCATTCCATGACCGGTTATCTTTTATCTGAAGTAACAGCGCGGAGTATCGCCCCACCATATTGCGACGATCGGCATCCTTCACCTTCGGCCACCATTTCTTCATGAACCTGGTGACTTTCTTTTCCCACGGGTTGGTTTTCTTCGCCTCCTGGGACTCATCACCGTCAACAATGACCGGATAGTCCTGCCAGCAACCATCCAGAAGACGATGCACCACTGCGAAACCTGCGGCGTTGCGGCGGTACATGTTGTAGAAGTCATGGAAGGTAATGGTGCGCGGGTAACCAAACTCCTGATAGAGCGTCGGGCGCTTGGTGTTGCCCCCGCCGATACCGATGGCGTTAAGGTAATTCGCTCGCCGCATTTCAGTGGCGAGATTGTTCACAGCCAGTTGAAGGCCGTTATCTTGTTCGCTCACTGGCGATGCTCCTTAGAAGAATACTGCGCCGACTTGCGCTTTGTGCTTGATATACCCGTCCAGACCGTACCGGACACCGTCCCAGCAGTGGTTATTCTTGTCCTCTATGACCGGCAAGACTTCGCCAGTGATCCGGTCAGTTTTGTACGAGTAGAGCCGGGCCTCTTTCGCAGTCTCTTTGCAGCGTGGGTGAATGATGATTTTCTTAAAACCACGCAGGCAAGTTATCCCATCCTCTACGCTGCCCTGCCATTTCTGAGCTGCTGAGATATTGAAACCCTGGCCCTTGATATGGCTGATTGTTTCAGGTCTGGAGTTGTCGGCTTTGATAAGCCATTTGCGAGCCTCGGGTATGCCGGGGAATTTCGCCTCGTCCGTAACTCTCCAGTCTTCAAGCTGTTTCGGCGTGGCATCGGTTTTTCCAGCGTAAAACTTCCACATGTCGTCGAGCTCTACACCATTACCGTAGGCCTCGTATTCGATGTAGAGGTTGTTATCCAGGATGAACATCCGAATAAGCGTGCTTGGGTCTTTTGCGAAACCGAAGTCGGCGCCGAACAGCAGGCGCTCTGATTTCTTCCAGAGGTCGTCTTCAAAGCTCTGCACGACGTATTTATTCGCCAGCACCTGCTTGTCTGAGTTCTCCAGATAGGCGCCTTCCCAAATCCACGCATAATCGGCGTAGTCGAGGTTTTCCAGATCTTCGAGGCGCTCTTCTTCGAGTACATCCGGGAACCATGGATTGTCGCTGTAGTTCATCTCGACAATCATCGAGCTTTTCGGCGGGTTCTTTCTGAAGAGTTTGTCAGTGGCGCTGCCGTCTTTCTCCGGGTTCCATGTCACCCAGATTTCAGAGCCATTTTCTCGCACCGTCGGGCGCAACTTCTTCCAGGCCGTCGCCGATACCGACTCAGCCTCATCTACCCACGCAACCAGAATGCGCGCCTTTGACTTAATACTATCGAGGTTGTGGCGCAAGCCGCAGAAGACGTAGCTGACGTTGCGGTTTTTAGTGCGGATGTACTTTTCGCCAATATCGAAGTAATCATCCAGCCAGGGAACAGACCGGATCGCCTGCTTCACTTCCTCCATCGATGACTCTTCGAGGGAGTTCATGAACTCGCGAGCGCAGAGAATGACACCGCTTAATCCGCTTTCGGCTGCCTGATAAGCTTTAACTGCGCTCATCAGCGCGAATGTGCGTGTCTTTGCGGAACCGCGACCACCATGCGCGCCACGATAGCGAATGCCCTCTGTCGCGAATACGGGAACGAGCTTCGCCGGTATTTGTAGGTCAACCTGGTTTTCCATTTGTTGGCTCTACTCCTACCAGTCTGATCGTCGTTGGTCGCGGCGACATGCTACCGTCAGGGCTGGTGTGTTCGACTTTTTGCTTATTGCTGTAAGCCTCACCCACCTCTTTGGCTGCCTGCTCCAGAAGTTGGGCCGTCATGCCGATGTTCTTCATGTTCTCGGCAGTCGTCGACATTCGCTGCAGAACGCGCAGGCGATAGGCTTTGTTGGCGATCGGAATGTCGGAAATTTCGTTGAGAAAGCGGTCGCGGGTAAGGTTAAAAAGGTCGACCCATTTTTTGGCGAGAGTCTTCCCGCTAACCTTTGTCGGATCGTGTGTTTCGACCTGCTGCCGGGTTATGGCGATACCGAAATCTTTCTGGACGGCCTCGACCACCTGCGAAGGCGTGTCATAGCACGCAAGCATCTGAATGATGTAGGCTTTCACTTCTGGTTTTAGTGCAGCCATGTTTCACCATCCGTCCAGTACAGTCCAGTTATTAAGCCAGTTTCAGCATGCACGTCCCGCATGCTCTGGCAACATCGATATGAGCGACCTCCGCCGACCTGTTCGCCGCATCCACCATTTCCTGTACGTCTTTGCTGGCGCCGTAACGCCGGACCACTCCAACGAACTCCTCGACATCATGGCCGCGAAGTGTAAGAACTGGTTGCCCTGTCTCTTTGTTGAACTTCGGCGCGCCATAGTCATCGGTAGCCTGGGCGATATGGTAAAGCTCATGCTCAACTAACGCGCAGAATTCGAGGTCACTGCATTGCTCACAGTAGTCAGCAGCCAGCGTGATGATGAACTTCGGTATGCGACCGAACCATTCATGCATTTGCTGCTCCATTCTGGCCTTCTGCCAGCCACCGGCGCGGAGCATTACCTGTTCGCATTGGCCGAGGACATAACGCCCCTTCTTCTCGAAAACGCCGGAGGCCCACATAAACGCGACGTCAGCATCGAGCAGGTGGATGTGGTCAGGGTTATGGATTGGCCCTTCTTCAGAGAGGATGTGCTGGTTAACCCATTCGCATATTTCGGTAGCGGGGATGAGTCGGGTATAGGGCAGCCAGTTCTCACAAGTGAAATTGACGGGGGGATATGGTCTGCGCTCATCATGGTTAGCCATGGGGCTCCTGTGCAACAACCATTAAAAAACCACCCGCAGGTGGTTTTTCTGATAGAAGTTTTAATTTCAGTGCATATGTTTGCAAGCCAAGAACAACTTACTTCAAAAACTGAATTTTACTTGGGTCAACGGTATAAACCTTTCCATCATCTGTCTCGACGATCGCCTTTTCCGGGGTTCTCATCTGCCCTGATTCGTCATATGTCTCAATAGGCGCGTACTTGATAAAAGTACCTTCTTTTTTATCATATGTATTGGTTAAGATAACTCTACGAATTTCTTCTGACATGATGACTATTCCATGTTGGTTCTAGGGAATTTTGTTATATCAAAATCAAATCATCTATGAAAGCTTCCTGTTAGCTATTTAAATAACACGCCCATGTCAAATTATACTATTCGTAATGATGCCCACGCCCTTCCTCTATTGTCCTAATACCCGCCTTATCCAGATTGCACTGCCCCAGCGCAGAGTAAAGCTTCGCGTTTAACTCCAGGCTAGCCTGCCACGTGAACGGAACCTCCATTCCGGGGATCGGTGTGTCTGCAGTAAGGTCAGCGCTTATCGGTACCACGGGCGCCGGCACGTAAACCGTCCGCGTATTCCCGCAAGCTGTCAGCAGCGGCAGCAGGAACAATCTGCTTAGCACACTGATCGCCTTCAAGCGCCTGCCTGATGTAGATAACACGCTGCTCACCTGCCTGGGAAAGTTCGGTCTTTGCATTCTGGGTTACCCGGGAAATGTCATTGATGAGGTTCATTGCAGTGACTACGCTATTGCTTACGGTCTCGGCGGTTTCCGCCCTGACCGTTGCTTTATCACGCTGCTCTTTGAAGGTGATGGCGTTGTCGCGGTAATGGTGAATAGCCCATGCCATTGAGGCAATAAGGGAGATAATCACAGCGCTGACGATGGCGGTTAGGCGAGTCATAGCAGAATTACCCCAACGAAAAGAAACCACCCCCGCCCATCATGTCCACTGGCGGCAATGAATCCCGCCGCGGCCATGCATATCGCCGACGGTACGTATCTCATTTCTGCCCCCAAAGACAAACTTCGCGCTCAATCTCGCGCCTTGAGATAAGGCCTTTCCACTGCTTCCCGCCAGCGTATGTCCAGCGCTGCAGTTCCTTGCACGCGCCCGGCACATCTCCAGCATTCAGTTTCTTCAGCAGCGTGGAACTGGCGAAAGCTCCAGAGCCAACGTTGTAGGTGAATGAGTAAAGCGCGGCGCGGGTAGGATCAGGAATGCGGACTTTGATAAGCGGGTCAATTGCACTTGCCACCTTCCGCAGATCTGCCTTCAGCAGGTTGTCGCATTCTCTGTCGGTATAACGATGGCCGCGGCGAATATCGGTGCCAGTGTGACCATCACAAACAGTCCAGACGCCGACAACATCCTGATAGGCGTAATAACGCCTTCCTTCCAGGCCGTCAGCATTACCAAGCATGACAGAAGCAATTGCGATTGCGCCCGAACCGCCGGCGATCGCACCAATCAGCTTATTCCTCAGCGTCGGGTTCATCTCGGCTCCTGCTGCGTCGGTTGTCTTCGCGAATCTTGAAATACAAATTCGTCAGATACGTAAGTACGGCGATGACAATGCCCACCAGTACGCCGATGGCATTCCACTGCTCGGGGCTATAGGCATTTAGCATGCCGTTAAGGATGCTCCCGGCTGAAGCGCCATAGGCAGCACCAGTGGTTATCTTTTCCATGCGATACATACTCTCACCTCGCGTTGTTAGCGGGTGCTGTGTGTGTTTGAAAGGGTCAGGCCCGTCGGGCTGGATTTAACAACGAAGCGTGTCGAAGATGATTCCCTAAGCCTGAAATAAAAAAGCCCACTAGTCGCGTGGGCTTTAATTAAGTTAGTCGCTGTTTTTACAAAAAAACCTTACTCAACAAAAAGATAGCCGCGATTACAAACACCGCAATCACAAGGCCAACATCGATATCATTACCGCCCATAAATACCCTCACTATTGAGTTAAACGTAGTGAGATCATCTCATAGTCATTTTCTCGATTTCCCAAGTTAAGGGACTTTTTTCATAAAAAACAAAAAAAACGCACCACTAAAAGTCACTTTTAAGTGCCTGTTTACCTGACAGGCGCTCAACCTGCTGAGCTAAATCGGCAATCTGGCTCAGGGTTCTTGCGCGGCGGGTGTCGACGTGTCGTGCAGCACGTCTCTACCCAAGAGTCCTGACCGGATCGCAGACATAAAAAAGCCCCGCACGATGGCGAGGCTCGGTGTTCTGATAGGTCAAACGCAAATACGGCAACCTACACTAAATATATTGCTCATTTGTTCATTGAAATGCAAGCACGTTATGACTAATTTTTGCAATTTTCCTCACGCTTTCGCGATCGTTAAACGCATTTTGCAGCGGCTGGTACAGGCAGAAGAGCGCCGCGTTGATAATCTGCTTAACTTCCCGGCGGATGGTTGAAATGCTCGGGTGCTTATACTGGTTTCCGGCGCGTGTCTTCATCAGGCGAGGTTTGCTCACAGCATGCTGCCATGAAGCGATCCTTATCTCGCTTGAGTTGCAGACGTAATAGGCAAAAATTACCTTCCATGCGTTCTCATCTACGTCTTTCAGGTAATGTCGGATTACGGCATCAATCAGCATCCCGTCATCATCGCTGCATACAGGCCTTGATGGTGCTTGCGGTTCAACCGTGGCCATGAACTTGGCAATCATATTTATCATCGCCTTGTCTATCTTCCCTGTCTGGCACCACGCGCCCCAAAGTTGGAGCCACTGATCTATCCACTGGTGCTGTTCGTTGGTTAATTCCAGTTTCATGCTGTCTCTCCCAAGTTCTGATAGATGCGAACGAAATTTCTCAGTATGCGGTAGTCAACCAGTACGGTGCCGCGGCTACGCAGGAGGCGGAGCTTTTGCCAGCGGTCGCGGATGCGTTCAATAACGTCACGGCTCATGCGGCCTCCATTTCGGTAATGGTCAGCTCAAGCCGACCACCTTTGACGACAGGCATTCTCTTCACGCTGTAGTAGTCAACCTGCTGGTCATCGAGCCAGAAACCCGATTTCGTCAGGGCGTCGAATGCTGCCTTTTGCAGGTTGTCCAGGTCACGGCGCCGGCGATCCGGCATGTGGCACTCAATACGGATTTTCAGTGGCGTGGCCAGGCCGATATCAAGCATCGAGTCTTTGATGATTCTGGCGACACTGTCTCGGTATGCCTGCCCTTCCGCGCTAATGTGAGTGCGCCCGCGATTGTGCCGGTAGTAGCGGTTGTTGCTTGGCGGCCAGGGTAATGAAATGCGATATTGGTTCATGCTTTTATCAACCCCTCTTTCATCCAGATAACCTGCGTTCGGGCCATTCCCTCCAGTGCGCACTCTTTCGCATACTCCGCATCTACCAGGCGCGTGCGGCGGTCTATTTCATCGTGACAGGATGAACAGGCGATAGCGGCGATCAGATCAGGCGGCTTAATTCCGGTCCCGCACAATCCAGCAATGCGGATATGGGCCAATACCGTGGTTTCAGGGTTGCCGTTGCAGACGCCCGGGATGCGAACCTGACATTCGCGACCGCGAGCTGCTTTGCGTAAATCAGCCATGGTTTTTCCTCCGGGCAGCGCGGCGCAGCCAGCGGACATCTGCAAGGTGAGCCGTATAGTGAAAGGTGGGGATATCGGAAGGCTTAACTTCGACCTTGCGCTTGCGGCGCGCCGGTACGCGGAAGATGCCGCGTTCCATTACTTTGGCGAGAAGGCTGCTCATCAGGCCTCCTGCTTTTGCTGCAGTTGCTGATATTCGCAACCATGTGGAATGGTGAGAGCCAGACCAAACTGAGCGCACCAGGCCTCTACTTTGGTCAGGAAGATGTGCATTTCTCCGGTATCAAGGTCGGCGGTATGGCGAGGCTCCCACGTTGTGGTTTTCTCACCGGTGATGAAGTCGGTGTATGTCACCTCTTCGCAGCCGAGATAGGTCTTTTTGAGGTTGCGCTTAACCCACTCAGGAGTTGCGTCGGTACGCCCGGAGTTAATCAGGTATTCACTGATTTCCGCGTACCACATGTGACTGAGTGCGTTCTGGCTCAGGCTGCGCTTTTCGCGCCACTCTTTGACCTGCAGGCGCAGGCATTTCCCATAAGAGAGCTGTTCCTGAAGAATCTTGCCTATTGCGTTGAAGTTGCCGCTGTGCAGCTTGATGCCGCATTGAGGGATGTTCACGCTTCACCTTCGCAGAGGTCAAACGCTGAATGCAGAAAATCTCCGGTGGCCTTCGCCATCGGTGACAGGGATTGCTGTAAGGTTTTGTGCGCCATGTGTCCCCACTTGGCGCCGGAAGTAAGTCGTCAGTTGCTCAGGCTGACCAGGTAATTATCGCCCTTCCCGGGGATAAAAGCAAAATGAGCATATACGATAAAATCGCTATTTCTTGGCGTTCTGCTCAGCCATTTCCAGATAGCGCGGATCGGATGCGCGGGGTAGCTGTACGCTTTGCTCGCGATAGTAACGGACGCGCTCCATGAAGTACTCGCGCAGATGTTCTGGCTGCTCTCTGGCTACCACTTCGGCGACAACCGGCATGTTCAGGCGCTCTTTGTAGGCGACGCCGGACGCCGCCAGGTCTACGCTGACTTTGTCCTGCTCATCTTTTGACTTTGATGCGATATTCCACTGTGACATAAAAATCCCCTCTGCTGTGGAGGGGATTATATACCACTATCATCCTCATTTCGGTATAAAGCGATGCCTGGTCAGCCTGGCTCCCATCTCGTGTTCCTGCCGCATGGCTTCTCTTGTCTCGTCAAAACGCCTTTTGCTTTCGGCATCAAATGAAAGCACCACTTTTGTGGGATCGAGACACTCAGGCTCCATTCCATTCCTGAATATCACGAAGCTTGCTCCGTACAGCTCAGCAAGTTTCTCAGCCTGCTGTTGCCATTCTGGTTTATTTTCCACTCGTTATCTCCTGCGCCGTTCTGCGCTTAGCTCTTGCCAGCAAACAAGTCAGCACGAAAGCGCGGTGCTGTCGCATTCCCTCTGTCATGGTTTTGGCTCCTGCGGTGCTGCCGGCAGCGGCATCCAGTGGGTTGGCTCATGACTTAGGGCATCGCCGTCAAAAAAATAGTGATATGGCCCATCACCTTCATCGCCAATACATCCATCCTCGATATGGCCGCCATAATCAGAAAAATAAAGAAGCACTCTGACGTCTAATTCCGGCATAAGCTCGCTTACCGGAATCCATTTACCCGGCACGGTAGCGGGTTCACTGCCGGGTGACTGCGGGGCGGCTGCGAGCATGGCGGCGCGGCGGTTTACCACCTCGATGAGCGCTTCTTCGGCATCACCCAGGCAATCAGCGATGCCACGGCGATCGCCGTCGAAGTCATTCAGGTCGAGGCGTATTCGCGCAACCTTCTGTAATGCGGCCAACACATCATCAGGCACTACCGGCACCGGCTGCGCGTGGCGATAGAGCGGGAACACATAATCGTAATCATCTGGTTCAAACTTTTCTCCATGGCTAACATCGTCAGGGAAAAACAGGTCGCATTGTTTACCATCGATGTGCTGTTTGTGGTTACCCTGATTCCAGAAATCATTGCTAACGGCATACGCCACCGGCTCGCCGTCCATTGCGGCCAGCGCTATAAGGGCCAACGCCTCGGCCTCTTCAGCTGGCAGCATTACGTTGCTTCCGGCGCCGTAGGTTTCACTCCATGATTTAATTTTTGCCAGGCGTTCTCTGGTTATGGTTGATTTGGTCATGGTTGACTCCAGTTATCTTCAATCGCCACGCCTAAGCGGTGCAGCCAGTCGGCAAGTTTAAGCATCGACTCGCGGTCGCTAAGTCCTTCCGGAAAGTCTTTCAGTTCGATAGTCGGTATGAAACGACCGAAACTATCGCGCTCTATCGTCAAATGCTGCTCCAGAACAGTCTGATGAATGCGGCTGTTATGCCGCACAAGGTAAACGGATTTGGAGTCTTTGGTTTTATAGTCATAGCGATACTCTGTCAGTATCATCTGGCTTCTGCTGCGGTCATTACCTCGCCACATCACTCAGCCTCCACCTTGATGCCAGCGGCGCGCAGAACCCTCAGAACATCATCTCGGTTCAGATATCCACCTTGCTCCACATTGTCAGGCGTCATAAATAATTCGCCGCTTTTGTGCGTAGCTGGCAACAATGCATCTGGCAACTTCACGGTGCGGGACCCCAGCGACGACAAAAGCGCTTTAATTTCTCCTTGCTGAAATGCAATCGTCTCCTGCGCCTTCTCCAGCGCCTCTACCAGCTCCATGGCCTCCGCCGGGGAAAGATACTCACCACATCCAGCGTTGATTCTGGCTTCCTGCGCCAGTTCGGTGATATCAGTCATGCTGCTCGCTCCTGCTTAATCCCCATGCGCTCGCATGCGGTGCGGTAAATGGCGACATCCTTCTCGATGCCAATGAAGTTGCGCTCAGTCTGCTGGCAGGCGACGCCGGCGGTACCGCTACCCATAGTGAAGTCGAGCACCATATCTCCTGGGTTGCTGTAGATTTCAATCAGGTATTGCACCAGTGCCAGAGGCTTCTGGGTCGGGTGATAATTGCCGGTCTGTTTGTCGCTCGAGAAAAACTGCACGTCTCGCGGATACCGACTAGTTGAATCGTATTTCGTCAGGGTTAGAGCCTTGCCGTAGCACTCTGAATTGACGGTTTTACGCTTCGATGTGCGCCGTTCGTGCCCGTGGGTGAATTGCGGGTTATAGGTCGGCTGACGGCGATAAAACACTTCGATGTTTTCGTGAGCTCGCAGCGGCTGCTTTTTGGCATTGAGGAACCCGGTAGCGTTACCTTTCTCCCAAATCCACTCCGACCTCCAGTCCCGCAGATTGCTGTTGACCAGCACACTGGTAAACGGCTGAGCGGAAAACAGCACAATGGCAGCGCTGGGCTTAACGATGCGGTAGAGCTGCTCCCACATCAGAGCCAAGTCGAGAACAGAATCCCAGCGGCACTGAGTGGTACCGTAGGGAATATCGGCACATACCAGGTCAACGGTACCGCTGGCGATTTGCGGGAAGACGTCGAAGCAATCTGCGTTGTGAAGGTAGATCATTTGTCGTCCCCCTCGCGCAGCAAAATTGAAGCCGATGCCACGACAAAGCGGGATGGCGAGAAGTCGCAATAGGTGTCAGTTTCGGTGTGTCCAAAAATGGCCTTACAGCGCCGAATGTGGTGGCAGTTACCGCAGGTGTTGCCAGCCGGGAGCTTCATTTTGTCCGGGTCTGCTGGGTCGTAGTTCAGCGCTTTAGTGTTTTCGCTCATTCTGAATCTCCTTTGCGAAGTTGTGAGGCAAACTTAAGCGCTTCTTCGGTCGTGCCATTCCAGCGGCCACCTCTGCTTGAAACCCACTCCTCCACCCCATCAGCCTTAATCCCGGCTACGATGCGATCGGTGGCGGGGGTTTGTTCTTCTGAAATCTCGGCAACGACATCTTCGTGATACGTCGTAATATCGTCCTGGTGAATGTCTACGTAATACCCTTCAACCGTGGACTCATGACCGCGCAGATAGCCTGAGTTGAAAATTCGTACCTGTTCAGCCTTCAGGGCCACATTCTCCGCAGCCAGCTGCTGGTACGCTTTCGCCAGCGCCATAACCTTTGTCTCTCTGATCGACAGCTCGCCCGCGCTCTCCAGGGAGGCGATGAGCTCGTTTACTGTCTGTAGTGTGATAGTCATGCTGATGTTCTCCCGTAAACAGCCAGTACCCGCTTCATCGCCGGGCTTTGCCGGCACTCATTGAAAATCTGGTTTGTGCTCTTTCTGCCTGAAATTTCTTCTTCAGTGGCCAACCGGTAGTAAACCGTACGCCACACACGAGCTTCCGCTACCAGCACCCCCTGCTTTGCCAGGATATTGGCAGCCTGGTTGATGCAGGTATGCGTCATTCCGGAAGCCGCTGCGACATCTGGAGAGCTGCAGGTTTTATGCGTTTTCAGGTAGTTCAGAATTGCGTCTTTGCCTGTCATCATTGCCACCTGTTCTCAAGAAGCGCCTGTCCGTTGCGAATGAGCTTGGCCTTGTCCTTCTCGCCAATCAGAAATGGCATTGGTTCGCGCTGGAATCCCGCGCGCATGTTCTGCGCATCATCCATGCCAATCATCACCGTTTCGCACTTGCTGACGCCGGTTATCAGGTAAGAGCGGTAACGCTTTTCGAACTCGCGGGAACGGAACGGCAATTCCTCTTCGCTCATCCCGGCAAATTCAATCCACCCACCCATATCGGCAATGACCGCATGGATGATCGGATCATCAAACACAACACTGTTGCGGCGCCCATAACTGCAGATTGCCCTGTATACTTTCGACCAGGCCATCAGCGCTTTGCCGTCTTTGTTGCCTTCGATGTGACGAAGCAGATCCGCAGGCTTGGGGAAAAACTGGCCGTTGTCGGTATCGCGGGTATGACCCTGGAAGGAGCGCATCACATCTTCAACCGGGTATGGCTTGAGGGCATTCCAGTAAATACCCACCATCACCTCGGAAATATCCTTTCCGTAAATCTCGCCGATCGCTGCCATGGACTGGGCGAACTTTGGTTTTTCAGAATCGTTCATCAGAAAAGTTCTCCTGAATCAGTGCCGCCAGCCCAGCGCTGGAGGGTTTCAAGGTTGCGAGCCGTTGTGGCTGAGTACTGGCCCTGAGCAATTGCCATTGCGTGAGCATCGCCGGCCATATCACGAAGTTTTTCGACCTGAGCAGCGTCTCGCAGGAGCGTCTCAATGCCGTCATAGCGCTTTCTGGAAGGGTTCTTTCCCATGAGCCACGGATCGCCTTTTGCGCCAGTTATGGCCCGGCACAGCTCGTCCACAGTGAATCCTTCCGCCAGTCGCGCCTTGATGCGTTTGCGGCGTTTTTCGTCGAGTTTTGCAGACGGGTGGTCATGTTCTTTCTGCCAGTGGGTGAAAACCAGTCTTACAGGGTCGGTCTTCGGATGCTCCTGAATAACCGGCTCGGGGTCTGGTTTTCCACACTCGTCCCCAGCGGGGACTATAGGGGTTAGATCTGTTTTTATATTTGTCTTTGAAAGAATGTCTTTGGTGTTCCCTGTTTCCGGGGATACCTCTCCCTGTTTTTGGGGATGGTTATCCCTGTTTTCAGGGATGGTTGGCGCGGTCATTCTGCTATCCCTAATTTCAGGGATGGTGATAACCTGCGTTTCAACTTCAGCGACCGGAAAACTCACCGGACATTTGGGGCATTTCGGTTTGGTATAAGCCCATGCATCCAGACAGGTGTTGATCCCGATGTATCGTGTTTGCCCAATCCTGCGAACCTTGATGATGTTGCGATAAGCAAGGCTGAGAACCGCCTCAGAAGCGTGCTTAACCGCCAGCATGGTTTTGTCTGCTATGAGGCTGTTAGCGATCCGGTCTTCTTTTTTCGACCAGCCATACGTCAGGCGAACAATTGCATTCAGCACGCGAAATTCGCGCCCCGAAAGCTCCACTACACACAAGGCATCCTGAATCTGGTTAGCAAGGCGCAGGTAGCCATTGTCCAGATCAGCCATGCGACTCTCCTGCTGCGCCGATTGTTGCGCAGGGAATTTGATTACTTTGGCAGTGTTTGCCATACTTACTCCCGTTACTTGGCGTAACACAGTGTCTTGAAAGCCGTAGCTGCTACCAACAGCGCGGCTTTCGCCTTTTTAGAACAGCCCCTGCTGCTTAACGGGCTTTGCCCTTTTCTTTTCGAACTTGTCAGACGGCAATGTCTGCTTCTCTGCCCACAGCTTTGCGTGGCGTAACACATCGTCAAAAATCCTCCCCTTGCGACTGGCCTGCGACATGCGCTTGTACATATCGACCGCCTGGTATGCCCCCCCCTGAGCCACCGCCTGGGTGAATCCCTGGCGCATCAGCTCTTCGCGGACGTTCTTCTCAATGAATTCGATGTGGTTCATCAATCCCACCCTAACGGACCTGGACGGCACCGCTCTGCACGTAATCCGATATCTGCCAGCGTTTCTACTGACTGCAGGTAGTGGCGGGAAACTACCACCGCCTCCGGAGGAACAACCTGTAGACCCAGCGCTGATATTTCCTTCGCCATTTCGGCGTAATACCCCTCGCTCTTGCGGCGACTGATTGTCGACTCGCTAACCCCTCGCATTTCCGCAAAAACCTTTTGGCCAATGGATAAAAGCCGGTTTAACAAAATGCCTTCAATCTCAATTGGGTTGAGGATTGGCGGCTCTAACTTTCGGGCTATTGCATTCTCCATCTGTGATACTTCCTCTGGTGGTGTTTGAAAGGCCGATTAAATCGGCAACTTATTGAGATTGAGATGGCATCTCGCCATAAAGCAGCCACTTAGGGTCGCAATGGAGCGCAGTTGCCAGTTCGAACAAATAACGTGGGCGCTTGGTTGTCCCGGCCTCAATTGCCTGTAGAGACTGCTGTCTCATGCCAACTTTTTTTGCTAATTGCGCCTGAGACAGACTCATCTCTTCGCGCTTTTTTTTGAGGCGTTGCGAAATGGTTTCCATGTTACCTCCTACAGTTTTATCTGTATTCTGTGACAGTTATTTCTGTTTGTCAATTACAGTTTTAACTGTGAATATCAAGGCATACATTGAGAGGGATTTATGAGCCTTGCAGATCGCGTAAAGCAAAAGAGAATTGAGCTCGGTCTAACGCAGACCGAGGCAGCGTTGAATGCCGGAATAACTCAGCAGTCATGGCAGAGCATTGAAAAGGGAGACACCAGAAAACCGCGTAATATTATTGGCATAGCTAAGGCGCTAAAGTGCGATCCTGACTGGCTAATGAATGGCGGGGCCTTTATGCCTATTGCTGAAGTTAGCAGCAAGAAGGTGCCTCTCATAAGCTATGTCCAGGCAGGGGCTCTCGCAGAAAAAAATCCTATTGAGGCATTTGATGGGAGTTTTGAGTACATCCTTACAGACCACGAAGTTTCTGATTTTACTTTTGCTTTACGCATCGAAGGCGATTCGATGGAGCCAGACTTCAAGGCTGGAGATGTGATCATCGTAGACCCAGAGGTTGAGCCAACCCCCGGAGAGTTTGTTGTGGCCAAGAACGGTGGAACTCAAGCGACATTTAAAAAATATCGGCCAACTTACACCGATCACCTGGGCTGCCAGCATTTCGAGCTTGTGCCATTGAATGATGACTACCCGATTATCAGCAGCGAGCATCAACCACTAACAATCATCGGCGTGATGATTGAACACAGAATCTATCGAAGAAAGCGCTAACCCCCTACCCCTCTCAGAATAGAACCGGCATATGCCGGTTTTTTTTCGCCCCATCAAAATAAATCCCCTTTCATTACAGGCAGATATGTAACAAACACCAAAAAATACAGTTTTGTCTGTTGACGAAAATACAGTTTTATCTGTAAATTTAAGCCATCCAAACAACAACGTTGGCGCCGGTAATAGGTAACAACGCTCCGTTAGCCGCGATAAGGCAAAGGTGAAGAGATGATCCGCGAAGAAGACAAGCCTGCATGGCGTAATTTTTGGTTAAAGGTCGTTCCGTTTTTGGTTGCTGTCCTTTTTTTAGCTTCGCATGCTGGGGTGGAAAATGAGCAAAGAAAACAATGGCGGCCCTGCATATCCAACGCAAGGGTACGAAGGTTTGACTGTTCGTGATTACTTTGCGGCAAAAGCGATGCAGGGATGGTTAGCAAGTTATCCAGAGAGCGAACAGCACCCTGTGGCTAATAACCGTGAAAACATGGTTGCTGAACTTTCTTACCTGATGGCTGATGCAATGTTGAAAGCGCGGGAGGAAGTATGAGCAAACAAGGCATTCGTTCACTGATTTACTGCCTGCTGATCTGCGGCGTTATCTGGTCGGCTGTGGCTATCAAAATTCTGCACGCTGCGGGGGTGTTCAATGGCTAACTCAATTCCTAACAGCGGACGCGCCGTGATGATGCGGAACGCTAAAACTGGCGCCACCTGGAAGGTTTCACGTGACTACCTGAAAGAAACCTTCTGGTTCGAGCCACAGGGCAACCTGCGCCACATTCGAAAAGCATTTGAGGCACGCGACCTGCTGCCTAACCTGGTACCAGCCGGGACGCATTAACCGCGCATATCAGCGCACGAATTTAACTGAGCTATCAGGCGGCTTTCATCGCGCCGGGGATTCTTACAACCAAATTTCAGGGGAAGCCATGAGCGAAATAATGGATTTAGTCGTCATCGAGAAAAAGAACGCGATGGCGGTTTTCACCAATAACGACCAGCTCGACCCGCTTATCGAAGCGATCGAAAAAGAGGCTCGCAGTCTGGTGCCGGACGTGACCACCAAAAAAGGCCGCGACGCCATCGCATCCATGGCTCACAAGGTCGCGCGCTCTAAAACCTACATCGACAACGCAGGTAAAGACCTGGTCGCTGAGCTGAAGGCTCTGCCAAAGCAGATTGACGAAAGCCGCCGCGTTGTCCGTGAGCGCCTCGATGCGCTGAAAGATGAAGTGCGTCGCCCGCTGACTGAATGGGAAGCCGAGCAGGAACGCATTAAGGCCGAAGAAGCCATGCTCGCCCTTCACGCCGAAGCACTGGCCATGAATGAAGAGTTCGATCGGCAGTTGGCTGCTCGGATTGAGTCTGACCATGAAATGGCCCTGCTGATGAATGACGCTTTCGATCGTGAGCAGGCAGATAAAGCGGCTGAGGCTGAGCGCCAGCGCATTTCCCATGAAGAAGAAATTAAGCGACTGGCAGCAGCTGCAGCAGCCCGCGAAGTTGAGCAGCGCGCACAACGTGAACGTGAAGAAGCGGCGCTCCGTGAAGCTGCGTTGAAAGCACAAGCCGATCAGGCAGAGCGAGATCGAATTGCAGCCGAGCTGAAAGCAGAGGCTGACAAAAAGGCCGCTGTTGAAGCAGAACGCCGCAAGGCTCAGGAAGAAGCCGACCGCATCCGCCGTGAGGCAGAGCAACGCGAACAAGCCCGCCTGGCTGAGGAGAAACGTAAAGCCGATGAGCAGGCTCGCCGCGAAGCCGACGTTAAGCACCGCAAGGCTTTAGGCACTGAAATCGTCAAAGCTCTTCTGGCCAATACCAGCCTTACCCGCGATCAGGCTATCGAGGTGCTCAGCGCGGTTAAAGACGGCCGCATTCCTTATACCGGTATCAGTTACTGAGGTGCTTATGAATATCAAATGTGAATGCACAGACATGCGCACATCTGTAGGCCCGCATAACACGTTAACTGTCGAGCTGGAAGACGTGGTGCTGTCAGGGACGGTTAACAGTCGTGAAGTCCTCATGCAACTGGACTGGGACGTGGTGATCGAATGTCTGGCGGAGCATGGCTACGTCATTACTCATCGGGAGAAAGCAGCATGAGCGCGGCGGAAAAATGGGATGACGACGAATTCATTCAGCTGATGAGCGATGCGATCGGCGAACGTGATTTCGACGATGACGAACCAGTAAACCTTTCTGCGGAACGGCAGAACCCGGTGATCGGCTGGGATGAATTCGCGGGGAATTTTCAATGACGGAGAAAAAAGTATACGCCGCTATCAGCGCTGTTGCCGGAGAGCTTGCAGAGAAAGGCATCAGCAAGGCCAGAAAACAGGGCAGCCAGGTCAACTACGCATTCCGTGGGATCGATGACGTTTACAACGCTCTGGCCCCTGCCCTGGTGAAGCACAAGTTGCTGATCCTCCCGCGGTGTACTGAGCGTTCATGCTGTGAACGAACCAGCAAAAATGGTGGCGCGTTGTTTTATGTAACCGTACGGGCTGAGTTCGACTTTGTCAGCACGGAGGACGGCAGCATTCATACCGTCGTCACATACGGCGAGGCGATGGACAGCGGCGATAAAGCAACGAACAAAGCCATGTCGATTGCGTACAAATATGCAGCATTTCAGGCGTTCTGCATCCCTACAGAAGAAACGACTGTGGACCCTGACTATGAGGCTCACCAGGTAAGGCCAGCAGACGCAGATCAGATTCTCGCTGATTTCACTGCTTACGCAGGCTCAGAGAACGATCCGAAGGCCCTCCAGGATAACTACGGAAAAGCATGGAACGGCCTTCATGGCTTCCCTGAGCATCAGACGAAGTGCAGGGACGTAACCGGCATCCGCCTGAGAGAACTGAAACAAGCCGCAAGTGGTGGCAGCCATGAAAGTAACAGCTGAGTCAATCCTGTCCATCCTGCGCAAGGACGCGCGGAACAACATTACGGTATTTCATCGCTGGCAGACCGCAGCGGGCGCCCTTGGGCACAACGCAGGGATAACCCTGAATTTTCATGAACCTTATTACGCCGGGTGGGCGCCAGCACTTGAGATGAAAGAAGTGTTCATCTCGGCGCCTGAACTGGAAATGGTTAAGCCATTCCTGGCCGTCGAGCGCTGGGGAAACGGGACGCTTGGCGGAGAAATTTACCGGTTACCACGGGAGACCCAATGAATAAGCAGAGCATCACACCAGAGCAATTCCGCGCCGTCGCCGGAACCATGCCTGCCTGTCGCGCAGCGGATGCGCTCGGGATTAGCCAGGCGAACTTCTACCGCCTGGCACAGAGCTACTCCATCAGCACAGCGTTTGTCTATAAGCCATGGAAGCCAGAAGAGAAGCAACTCGTTGCTGAAATGCGCTCTGCCGGCGAGTCGCATAAAAGCATCGCCATGAAGATGGGCCGCAGCGTTGCGTCGGTATCCAGGACTTTAAGCCGCATGAGAAAAAGAGGTGCGCAATGAACCGCTACTCACTTATCTATGCCGACCCGGCCTGGTCTTACGGGAACACGATCAGCAACGGAGCCGCCGTCGATCACTACCCTACCATGAGCTTGCTCGATATGAAGCGGCTCCCAGTATGGGATCTCGCAGCGGATAACGCCGTATTGGCGATGTGGTACACCGGCACCCACAACCAGGAGGCGATCGAGTTGGCCGAAGCCTGGGGCTTTACGGTGCGCACGATGAAGGGCTTCACCTGGGTGAAGCTTAATCAGCTGGCAGAACTGCGCATTACCAAGGCTCTGGCAGAGGGCGATGTGACCGATTTTTACGACTTCCTCGCCCTGCTGAATGCCGAGACGCGCATGAACGGCGGCAACCACACCCGCGCCAATACCGAAGACGTGCTGATCGCCACCCGCGGCGCCGGGCTGGAGCGCAAGCACGCCGGCATTAAGCAGGTGGTCTACAGCCCACTCGGCGCGCACAGCGAGAAACCGTGGGAAGTTAGACACCGACTGGAGTTGCTCTACGGCGACGTGCCGCGGATTGAGTTATTCAGCCGCAGCGCAGCGCCAGGCTGGAGCCACTGGGGGAACCAGTGCGCCGCCGCTTCCGTTGAGCTGATCCCGGGCTGCGCCATCGACGTTGTGAAGACGGAGGCAGCATGACTCCTGAAGAAAAAGAAAACGCTCTCCGCGCCCAGGCTCGTCGCTGCGCAGAAGAGATAACCAAAGCGATGAGCGTAAAGCCTAAACCGAAGTGGAACGCTGTATGCCCCCCCATCCTTCGCAAGCACTACGAGAAGGTCCGGCCGATGGGTGTCAGCCTGGTGAAATTTGTCAGTGTTATTGGCCGCATGAGTGGGCGGTATGGAGTGGAATCATGAGCAAAAACCTACACATCGAACTCGGTGATAAATACGTCGTCACAGGGTCAACGCATGACCTCATCCTGAACGAGAAACGCATCATTAAGGATGGTAAGAACGCCGGTCAGGAAACGCTGGCTCGACTCGGCTACTACAGCAAGTTTGAGCACTTGGTGAAAGAACTTTGCCATCGTGAAATTCTGCAATCAGAAGCGCAGTCACTGGAAGAATTACGCGACTACATCTTTGCGCTCGGCGAGAAGCTGAGTAAGGCGGTTGAGTTATGAGCTTCTTCGAAATTGACTCACGATTTTTGATTGATACCGCATTTCACCGTCTGGAAATCATCCGTGACGATGGGCTGTATCGCCACCTGCGCATGCAGCAGCCGGGAACATCTTGCTACTACTACGACGTTATCACATGGCCTGGTTACTTGACCGTAACCGGCGACATGGGAACCTGGACATTCAGTCGCATCGCGGACATGTTCGACTTTTTTGGCGCCTGGGAGGGTGGAATCAATACCCATTATTGGGCTGAAAAGCTGGAGGCTGGCGCGGGATGTTCGGCACGAGAAATGCTGGCAAAAGAGTATGACCACGACGCGTTCTGCAAAAGCCTGAAAGAGTCTCTGAGTGATTACCTGGGGGACGACGAAAGCGAGGAGCCAGAAGAAGATGACGACTGGGACGACGATGACGACACACCCGATAGCGACAAAGCAGTGGTGCGCGAAATCGTCCGCGGCTTGTGCCGGGCGGGTTTCAACAATGAATGGGAGGCTTATCAGGCTGTTTACGATGCTGATTGGCCAGCTGGCTGGAGCGCTTGGGATGTCTGCGAAGGACTGACATTTAAAACGTATACCAGCCATTTCCGGTGGATTCTCTTCGCCATCACATGGGCAATCAGCAAATACCACAACGCGAAGATTGTTGATAAAGCGATGGCTACGTTTTTTGCCGTTAAGGGAGTTTCAGCATGAGCGCAGAAATCATCGATCAGGCCAACGAGCTGGCAGAGCGCCGGCTTGAAATGACCATCCAGAGCATGCGCATCAACCATGCGGCAGTTTCAGCTACTCACTGCCGCGACTGCGGGGAAGAGATACCCGAGCGGCGCCGGGAACTGGTGGCGGGCTGTCAGCGCTGTGCTGACTGTCAGGAAGAGTTTGAAGAACGTGGTAAGCATTTGGCTGTAACGAGAGGTGGAAGATGAAACATGAGATGCAACCAGATAGCCTTGTTGATCTGAAATTCATCATGGCGGATACTGGCTTTGGAAAAACCTTCATTTACGACCGGATTAAGTCCGGCGATCTCCCCAAAGCCAAACTCATCCACGGCAGAGCGAGGTGGTTATATAGTGACCACTGCAAGTTCAGAGAAAAGCTCCTGTCCCGCTCCGATGGGTAA